TGCCTAAACGCATTGCGTGACTCTGATCGTGTAAAGCACGTAGAGCACGCGTATGACGCTTATTCTCAAGTAGGCAAGCGTATGCTGGAGGTGGTCGATAAAAACGGCACACAGTACCTTATAACGGTGGAGGCAATATGACCAAAATTGATGCCGTGTTTGCTCACCTAAAAAAAGGCAAGACCATCACCAGTTGGCAAGCGTTTGAATTGTTTCGTGCAACACGGCTTGCTGACATTGTGTTTAAACTGCGGGGCAAAGGCTTTGATATAACGACCATAATGCTAGACGGTAACGGTACTCGTTACGCAAAATACAAACTTAATCGGAGAACTAAATGAATCACTTTGAACAACTAGCAAGAATTGATGTGTCTAAGCACATTGAGAAAAAAGCAAATTTATCTTACCTTTCTTGGGCACACGCTGTTGACCAACTTATGCGTCAAGACCAAACTGCCAACTGGGTGTTTCACGAACCGCAAATGTTTGGTGAATCTATGATGGTGTCTTGTACTGTTACTGCGTTCGAAAAGCCTATAACTATGCACTTACCTGTCATGGATAACCGCAATCAAGCAATTAAAAACCCCGATGCGTTTCAAGTTAATAAGAATATGATGCGTTGCCTGGTAAAAGCCATAGCTTGTCACGGGTTAGGATTGTATATTTATGCGGGTGAAGATTTACCACACTCTGAGCCTTTAGCAGAACCTGAGCCACGTGGCAAGCCTCAGTTGTTAGCGCTGTTATCAGGCATGGATACTGAAAACAAAGTTAAAGAGTTTAGAACAACATTAACAGAAACAGAACGCACGTTAATTAGGGCTGAAGCTACTGCGCTTATTAATGACTTTAGAAAAAATCAAATTGAGAATAAAGAATGAGAGAAGAAAACGCACAACAAGGTACAGGTGCATGGTTTAGCGCAAGAACAGGCGCACTTACAGCTTCACGCATGGCCTCGGCAATGTCGTATCTAAAAGGCGGAGGCGATTCTGCTGCACGAAAAGATCTAAAAATTGAGATTCTTGCAGAACGGTTAACTGATAACATTGTGCCGAAGTTTGTAAACTCTGCAATGCAGTGGGGCATTGATCACGAAGCAATGGCTAAAGAAGCATTTGAGTCAAAAACTGGGTTAAAGGTTACAGACGTAGGATTTATTGACCACCCGATGATTGAGTACTTTGGTGCGTCACCTGATGGTTTTGTGTCAGATGGTCGTGCGATTGAGATTAAATGCCCAACTACTTCAACACACCTTAAGTATTTGCTTGGTGGTGTGATTCCAGATGAATACAAACCTCAAATGTCTGTGCAATCAGCCTGTACAGGAAAAGCAGTATGGTTCGCATCATTTGACCCAAGAATGCCAAAAGGCAAACAATTGTTTATCAGGTTGTATGAGCCGACAGCAGACGAAATTAAAAATGTCGAGGCTGAAGCAGTAAAGTTTTTAGATGAAGTAGAACAGATGTTTGGGCAGTTAACAACGGAGGAAGTATGAAATTATTAGGATTAGCAAGAATCGGTAACGAATCTGAATTACGTTATTTATCGGGTGGCATGGCTGTACTGCAGCTAAAGCAATTTCGTCTTAAGCGTGATTAGAACCGTATTACTTTTTAAGAAACAGAAATCTTCCTGTTCAACATAGAAATCGAAGATATCGTCTCAAAACTTTTGGAGCAATAAAAATGGCTTATGACAACACCAACACCTTTATCATTTCAAAGAATGACAAGGGTGACAATGAAAAACGACCCGACTACAGAGGCACTGTCAATATTGACGGCAAGGATTATGAACTGTCGGGCTGGATCAAAACTAGAAAGGATGACGGTGGCAAGTTTATCTCCGGCTCTGTACAAGTTCCAAAGGTTAAGGTGCAACCAGCAAAGCCAGCTCGACAAGAATTAGCTGACATAAGTGACGACGTGCCTTTTTGATGCAATGCAACATATGTGAACTTAGCGGTTCAACCTACAACAATAAGTGTGTAGGTTGTCGCTACCGGCTTGTTAAGTCTGCGTACCCAAACAAAGCACAAGGCGCAAGAATGTTTGACTTTTTAGAACACGCAACACGCATAAACCGAGCAACCCTTTATAACGAATACACAGAGCAGAAAAATGAGAGCGATTGCAATATTCTTTGATGAAGAAAAATACGAAGTAACGTTAAAAAGTAGTGAATATTTTAGTAAGTCAAACACGATTACACGGTTAGACATATTGAAAGACGCAATTGTGTTGCTACAAAAGATGTATGACGATGAACAATAAATTGACAACTCGTGAACGCAAACACCTTGGCATGATTAAGTCACTACCGTGTTCTGTGTGCGATGCGCCCCCGCCAAGCGATGCACACCACATTGAGCAACACAAACAGTACTTATGCTTGCCCCTGTGCAAAGATTGCCACCAGGGTTCTTTAAATGGCATTCACGGGCAAAAAAATATGTGGCGAGTTATGAAGATGACGGAGCTTGATGCGCTTAACAAAGTTTTAGGGCAGATATTATGAATACTAATCCTACTGAAGATTGGGAACAAACTATGTTTATTAGGTGGTTTAGAACCGAATACCCAAGAGTAAGAATATTTTCAATTCCTAATGGCGGTAAACGTAATATTGTGACCGCAACACGGTTAAAGGCAACAGGAGCAACCGCAGGAGTTCCTGATTTATATGTTCCTGAATGGAATGTATGGGTTGAAATGAAACGTCGAACTGGTGGCGTTTTAAGCCCAGCACAAAAGGATTGGATTGCTTACCTCACCTCAATTGACCACAAAGTTATTGTCGGCAAGGGCTGGCAAGACGCAATGCAACAAATTTTAGAATTTTAATCAAAGGAGATTTAACATGATTTCAGCAGACATCTTATTTTATTTAAAAGACAGCACACCAAAAACATCTAAGCAGATTGCAGACGATTTGATGTTGATCGAGGACACAGTAAAAATTACTGTGCTACGCATGATCAAATCAAAAAAAATTGTACGTATAAAAGTGCCAGTTGAGATGTACAAGCGTGGTCCAAAAAGCACATATGCGTATAGTCTAGGGTAAGTACCTATTAAATAGTGTAAATAGTGTGTTAATATTGTTTACACATTAAAAGGAGAACCAAAATGAAAGAAGTCAAAATAACACAATCGAACGCACAAAAAATAGAAGCAGTTTTGCGTGAAATCAACTTACGCTCTACCGCGCATACTTATGTCAGCTTCGCTGATATCGAGGCGCTCGTTGCTGACGCTGAAAGCCGATTGATCAAACTACTCAGCGCAAAAAAGCATTTTCTTGGCGCTGTTTTTGTAGCCACAAGTGGCAGCGCGGTTGCAAATTCTTACAAATATTCTCGTGATGCGACTTCTGTCACTTTGATGCGCAAAGCTGGCGGCTGGTTTTTAACTGATGCGGTTTCAACCAAAGTTTACAAAGACGGTGGGAAAAAAATACTAAGATTGACAGAAGCACAAGACGCCATCGTGTATAAAGTGGTTCGTACAAATTATCAAGTGCAATTATGATTACAGGCGAATACAGCAAAGAAAAGCACGAGGCTAACATTACACCTTGCCTTGCGTACTGTGTGGCTTCCTGCGCCTTTCTGACGCTTCTCCTAGCGTGTTTTGTCTGATGAGCGATGACGTTGACATAACCAATGACCGCACTCAACTTGCAATTGACGCTAAAGTTAAGCAAATCAGCGATGTCGCAAAGCTCAACCCTGGCGTGAGGGGTGATTGCAATTTGTGCGGAGAATGGGCAGGTCGGTTAATAGATAATGCTTGTGCGCCATGTCGTGACAGATACAAACTGAAATAACGGAGAAACCAAATGTTAACTTACCCGAAAGATCACAAAGCATACGTGCCAGCAGTCAAAACAGATGTGCTGGCTACGTTTAAACGGCTTGGCTTTGTGCCACCGAGTGATTTGCTTGAGTACCAGGAAAAGTGGGCTTATTACAAATCGCTAAAAACATGAAGCAGCAACGTGTCGTTAATCAGCGTTATTTAAACTATATCCAAGG